CCCAGCGTGGGATTATCCCACCCTACCGGATGAACTCCGGTAGTCCCTGGCCTCGTGCTGATCGTCACGATCAGTACGAACCCACCTCTGCTTGATGCGGACGGCAGAGGGACGCCCAGCACGTTGAAGGTGCTTCGGATCAAGGATCGGAGAATCCGAATCCTTGTAGAAGAACTTCAGCAATGCGCCGTAACCATCGAGTTTGGATTCTCGAGGGTTACTGACTTGCACGGGTGCCATGATCTGTGGCACCTGGTAGTCAGGATGCATCCTCTCAGCAAGAATGTGAGAGGACCATCGGCCCAAAGCCGACGAGTGTCGTGGAACGTCTTTCAGGGGGCCGAGGTAAACCTCGACCAACTGATCGACGAACTTCGCAGTCCGGATGTAACCCAGCTCTTCGAGCTGGTTCCGGAGCGAAACTGCGCTGACGATCTCGTCTACGTGCTGCCGTGATGTAGGGAATGCTTCGCGGACTCGGACGGGTGTAACATCCTGTCCATCGTAGTAGTCCCCTCCACAAGACTCTCGGAACTTCCCAGTCCCGAAAGACTTGCCGGTGTTGACGACCATGCCGAAGCTGGCCAGTCTCTTCACCACGGATGAGTAGTATTCCACAGGAACGATGATGTCGTCCCCGTAGACGCGCACCCGACCCACGTGATCCATAAGATCACGACGGGTCAACCGGCGGTTGAGCGAGTCCTGGATTCCCAGGAAGACGATGGTCGTGAAGACCATCGCTTCCATAGGGAAGCAGACCGCTGAACCCATGGACGCGAACTTGGCCAGGCGAATTTCGCCGTGGTCAGGTACATCAGCCTTCCTAGATCTGCAAGCCTGGAGACCTTCCGCGAGGAAGGTCCAGGGGCGAGTCAGCGCTAGTACATGCTGATTGGAAACTCGGTCGGATGCCTCGCTCAAATCGAGCGTAGCAAGCGTTCCATCGATCGATCCCTTCCGGGCAAGTCGACGGTTCGGCTGCTGGTCAAGGTAACCGAGAAGGTTCCTCAGGAGATCATCCCTTTGGATACCTTCCGTGATCGCCTTGAAGAGGCCCAGCTGCATGAACATCATGCAGACAGGCTCCTTCGCAATGATCCGTGGAGTCTTCAGCGTCTTGGGAACGAGCATGACCTTTACAGGTCGCTCGTCCCCGGGTTCGAGGATGCGAACACGGTCAAGCACCTCGGTGTGCCGGTATGTTGGCACAAGGTTCTCCATTACTGGAAAGACCTTATCGAGGCGTGCGGTCCAGACAAAGTCGTCCCACTTAGCATTACCAAGTGTGGATTCGGCTGTCGAACCATTCCCGTGACGTGGCATCAGTTGCCCGTCCCTGACACGAGTGTCAAGATCGGACAAAAGCTGTCCGAAGAGCAGTGTCCCCATCTTCGCAAA